ATTCGATGACATCACTCAAAAAGTGACGAAGTTCTTCGGATGGAAGACGACATCTGCGACTCGACCATTCTCACTCGCAGCTCTAAAAGCGGTGGTATTCAGGAAGGACCGAGGATTCCCTATGGCTATTTTGAATGAAATGCTTACATTTATTCGAAATATCAAAGGAAAACCTGAAGCTATGGATAAAAAACATGATGACTGTATCATGGCGGCAGCTATTGGGTACGCAATTCTCCAAGAACAAGGGCAATATGACCAGGATTCTGAACCAGATGAGGGGTTCTCACATATGAAAGCGATTTTTGGAGAGGAGACAGGACAAATGAACCACTAAAAATTCATTATTAAAACGAAAAACGACTTTTTAATTGCTTTTTAAAAATAAAAAGGTAATAATTATAGATAACAAACCATTTAGCCGTAACTTTTATACAAAATGTCAGATAATATCTATGAAGAAGAAGTTTATGAGAAACCAAAGACTTCTAAAAAGAAAAAAGCAAAAACCTCTGACACAGAGACGGTTAAGTTTATTGAGGAGAAGAAAAAAGAGATGAAAAAGAGTCAGTACCGAGAGAAGTTCGATGCTCTTGCTGCTGAAATCAACCAGAACCTGATGAACACGGCTGTTTCTTATGGTCAAAAAATTTACGAAAAATCTGGGTGGGGCTCAATGGTGTTCTACAACAAAATGGCGAATGGTGCATACGATATCAATGTGTACCCACAGAAACTAACGGACCGAGACCAGAACCAATCAGGAGTTCCTACTTCTCAAGAACCAATTGCGTTCTCAAAGATTATGATTGCGACTTCTGTACTTGCAGGAAAACTTCCTGATGCAACTGTTGTTGCAGATGACAAAGTATATGCAAAAGCGATGTACGAATTGTGGAAGAGAAACTGGTCAATGTCTGGAGCGAACGGAAGTAACACATTGATGCTTACTTACCAAAACTTATTTACATACGGATGGGCAGCGTGGAGAGTTTACCCAAGACGAGTTCAAGTTAAAAGAAATGGAGTTGATAAAATTCTATTTGATGATATTTACCGAGAACCTCTGGAGTGTACACGAACATGGCTTGGAATCGGATTTAACAATGGGGACATTTGGTCTCAGACAGAAGTCTATTATGAAAAAGACATGCAGAAGGACCTGTTCTATGACATGTACCCAGAAGCGAAGAGTCCAAAAAATCGGAAGAAATTGGAATACTGTTCGGTGTCTGAAGAAGCAAAAGATGAAGATTCAGAAAAGGCTCGAACAAGTGTGACAATTGGTTACTACGAAAACGTACTTCTTAATAGATACATTGTGGTCTGTGGGAAAATGGTTATTTACGATGGGGAACTTCCTAATGATGGGTCCCACGGTTCTGTTGTTGTTGCACGATGTTTCCAAAAAGATTTGAACGACCCTCACGGAGTTGGACTATACGAAATGATGAGAGGAAACACAGCAATCTATTCTTACATCAACTCTCTGAATGGTCAGCAAGTTGAAGCTGAAATCTTCCCTCTATTATTTGGAACTCAAATTCAGAACGGCTCTAATACATACAAGCGAGGTCCGAACATTGTTAATCCAAAGAATCCGGGAACAGACATTGATGTGGTTAAAACATCTGGAAATGTTCAGCAAGGAATCATGTTCGCTGATAAACAGAAGCAAAACATCGAAGAGAACACCGGAGTGAACAACATTGTTGCAGGTACTCAATCTGAAAACACACTTGGTTCAACAGTAATTATGAAGGAAGCAGCGTACAACCGATTGACTCCACCGAAGAACTCTGTTGTTACAGGTCTTGAGCTTGATGCACACATTGCAAACACTTGGATGACTCAAATCTACCCAGTGGATAAAATCTTTATGATTGATTCTGAAGACCAACTTGCAGAATTCGCAAAGCAAAACCCGGACTACTTTGTTGAGTCTCAAGAAATTCTTGATGACAACGGTATCCCAATCGGAATGGTTGCTGCAGCTTCTCAAAACCTACGACTGAATTTCGATTTCTCAAAAGAAGGAAAAGTTATGGAGAATGTTGATACACGACAAATTTCAGCGAAGGGTCTATTTGATGAGATGAGCAAAGCAGGTCACAAATCAGACTACATTGAATTCATTATTGACCCAGATTCTATGCTTCTTCCATCTCTTGAGATTCAAAAGCAAACTTACATGGCATTGTTCCCAGTGATTACAAATCAGATTACCCTGATTTACTCAATGAGGAATCAGGACCCAGAAGCTGCAGCTTCTCAATTGATGGCACTAGAAAAGATGCTTGATATTCAGCACGGAGACATTTTCGATTACATTTCAAAAGCTGATTACGATGCAATCATGGCTCTGGAACCTTCAGATAAACAGAAGCAAATGCAACAGGAACAGATGGAACAAGAGGCAAAAAATACTGCGATGCAAAGCATGGCTGGAGGACCAGGAGGAGGAGGGGAATCTATGCCAATGGGACAACAAATGGCTGGAGATAGTTCGGACCCAATGCAGCCGCAGAATCCAAACGAGGTTCCAAGACCTCAATCTCCAATGGGCTCAGCTATAGATGCAAGCGTAGGAAGAGCAGCTAATCAACAAGGATAATTATGGGAATATCAAATCTTTACAATTCAGTGAAAGGTGGAGTAAAGAAAGCATCTAGCTCTCTCTCTGATTTTTTTAGTGGAAAAGAAACTTATACACGACCTAGTTACGAACAGCCAAAAGGACCGACTCTAATCTCTCAAGCCCAAAAGAAACAGGATTACGATATACCACCGGTAATTTCCGAAGAGAATAAACCAGTCTTTATAGAACAGGCAAAACTAGCAGGAGTAACTCCTACTGAATTCGGTCAAATAGCAAGAAGAGAACAAGGTGCAGGAACACTCCCTCATCAAGCTGCAATGGTAGGGGGTGCTGACCCCACTGACAAAGGTGTTATGCAGGTTAATGAAATGCACAACGCCATTATTAAAAAACGGTTCGAAGAAGAAATTGGGAGGCAATACAATCCATTCAATACAGAAGATAGCATCATAGCTGCAAGGATGGTGTTAGAGGAGAACCGGAGACAATTAGAGCAGATGAAAATAAATAAATCATTCCAAGGGGAATATTCGGGGAATGATTTAGTAGATATGTACAACACAGGAGTTAGGGGATGGGTTGAAGCAAAGGAGGGGAACGAAGACAGAATAGAAAGATTGTCAAGATATCAGAACGCTGGTCAAATATAATTCGAAAAACACATGGAAAACGAACAAAGTTTAAAACAAAAGAAAATTGCTTTGGCACAGAGTGACCACGCACCAATCATTATTGAGTTGATGAAGGATTGTATGGATGAAGTGCCAGGGTTGATAGCAGATTCCCAATGGAAAACAAGCGTAAATGCAATACGACTTGATGTTCAAGGGAAAATGCTAACAACGATGGTCGACCACCTGGAAGGAATTCGTGCAGGTGCATTACACGATAAACCAGAAAAAAATGGCAAATAAACCAATAGAGTTAAAAAAGAAAGACTATACGATTCAAGTCGGGTATTCTAAAGACGCAATAAAAAATAAGATGATGAAATTCATTTCCAAGAGTGGAGATGAGTTTGAAATCAGTGCCGAAGAAATGTCTTCAATATTAGTTAGTCAGGTTAATTCGAATACGCTCGAGGCTACATTCGTAGAATCTGATAGAATTAATGTTGTGGAAGTGGGTAGACAATTAGAATGTGTTCTTGAAGAGGACATGAAAAAAGGTCAGAAGATAAGAATGAACTACACACATCCATACCCAGTCGAGTTCGCTCTAATTGAAGAAGCTTACAAAATTGCGAAGATAGATGAGAGTATTCCTCGGATTACAATTACCAAGGAATACCTAGATGATGTAAGAGCCAAAATTAAACCCGAGATGCGGGAATATAGTGAAAGCTTTTACAAATCGTTTAAAAATATTAAAAAATAATTAACCATCGTCACCACCCACGATACGGGTAGGATAAAAATATGGCAACCAAAACATTTGAAGAAATAAAGAAGGTAGCAGAAGCTAAAGCTAAGAAATCAGCTGAAACTCGAGCTAAAAATGCAGAGGATAAAAAGCTTGCAAAGGAAAAAGCTCAAGCTAAAAAAGATTTAGAAATAAACCTTGGAGCTCCTATTGAAGAGCGAAAGAATGTTTCAGCGGATTTAAAAAATACTAAAGGAGAAGATGTTGAAGACGAGGACTATTTCTTTGGAGGAATTGTCCCACCTGGTTTCAAACATACTTGTGGAAACCCTGTCGACCGAGAAGATTTATTGGAAGTATTTAACAAGGTGTTTAAACCATCGGACAATATTCTGTTTTACAAACAGAGTGATAAAGAAGTTTATCTAATCATTGTACCAATCAAGTTTTCAGCATCCATCGGAGAACATAACAACTCAATTACTGGAGACTTTCAGAAACACGCAATCTCATTTCTTAGTGAAGGGTCTGTCAATGCAGATGCACTACAATCGAGATTAGAGAGAATTAACAACCCGAAATTCATCAAATACTCTGACAGATAAATTGCAATTACGAATTAAACATTATACAATTTAATTAACCATCGTCACCACCCACGATACGGGTAGGATAAAAATATGGAACCTGAAAAAACAGATGAAAAAGTGATAAATCCCGAAGAGGTTGATGAAACAGAGCTTGATAAAGCCCTTGAAGATTCAATTAACTCGGTAAAAGCTGGAAATGAACTTTCTCCACAAAAAGAGGAGGTCAAGACCGAAGAGCCAAAAGAAGAAACTCCTGAAACTCCAGAGGAAACTCCGGAAGAAAAAGAAGAAGAACCTGAAGCTCCAGAGTCGGAGGACCCCAGCACCCCTCCAGTTGATGAAGAAAAACCTGAAGGATATGACTTTCGTATTCCAAATAAAGGAAAATTTGAATCAGACGAATCTTACGAGAAGCGTATTGAACTAATGGACCTAGTGAAGAAACGAAAACTCGCTAATTCAGATGAACAACGTCAACAAATATCAGAGGAGATTAAAACAACCAAGGGACAACTCAAGTCTCTTAACGGCTCTGATAGACTTATCAACCCACTCAATGAAAAGAGTGAAGTAGGTAAAGAAAGTCAAGAAGAAGAGGAGGATGAAAGCATAAAAGCTGATAAAGAGCGATTGAAACAATTGGGAGGAGCTACCAAAGAAGACATTCAAGAAATGCTTCAAAGGGAAAGACTCGCTAATGAAGTCAAAAGCACCCTCAACACATTCGTTGGTAGACACAAAGAGCTTGGAGATGTTGATGCACGAGAAGTATTCTTCGATTTCGTTGATTCAAACTACAATTGGCAAAACAAGAGTGGTAAAGAATTAATGACAGTCCTAGAACTCGCTCGAGAAAGCATGTTCAAGCCTGATGAAACTATCACAGAGCGAATGTTGAAAGGAGCAGGAGTCCAAGAAAAAGTTAATGCAATGCAATTCCCTGGAGGAACCGTTGCAAAAAACAATTATTCTCCGGAGATGAAATCATCAATGGAAGAACTTATGGCGACTGGATTGTCAGAAGAAAAAGCTCTCGAACTTCTCTCTGAAGACGAGTAATTGCCTACGTTAATCTAAACGTAAAAATTATGGCAAGCGTAAAACAAGCTACTATAAAGAATACACGTCAGTTAGCAGAAACTAACAAAGCAACTGGAACAGCAACAACTCTAGGAGAAATCCTAGCAATGACTGCTGGACTAGCTGTACCAGCAGACAGTGGAACTGTCCGAGCTGACTTGTTAGGTGTTTGTAATGAAACTATTGCAATCGCTGATGCGAAACTTCGGGTTTCTTATATCGTACCTTCTGATGAAGATACATTTATCTTCACAACAACCAACAACTCTGATGCTGACCACAATGGTCAAGCTATGGTTCTTGGTGCAAATTCAACTACTGTGAACAACACAGGAACTACCAGTGCAACTGGTATCGTACAACAGGTCGAACCTTATGGAGCAGCAGCTGATAAATTAATTATCGGTCGTTTCTTGACATTATAATCAATTACTCGAATTAACTATTAAAAATTATTATGGTTGGAACAATTAATGATTATGCAGTCATTGTAAACAATGTGTTAAAGCACATTGCACCAAAGGTCTCACCTACAGTGAAGTCAGAATATCTTGACTTCATGCACAAGGTAAGCAACAGCGAACGAATTTATTCAGACGTTGGTGTTACAGGTCTTGGTATGGCTGAAATAATCCCAGACGGAGGAATCGGAGCATCTGATGCCCCAATTCAAGGTTACTCAAAGAATTACACGCAAATGCACTTTACAAAGAAAGTACGTTTGACATTCCAAAGTAATTTCTTCCTATTTGAATCAGCAGCAGCAAAAATCAAAGGCTCTGTTAAATCAAAAGTATTGGAAGGAAAAAATGCTATTGAGCACGCAAAGAACTATCTTGCACAGTCTCTTCTAGCACAAGGTTTT